CCAGATCAGAACCGTTTACTGGTTTTCAAACAGAACTCTGTTTACGAAATTTTAGGTTTCAGCAGAGACAACTTCCAAGTGAGAAACGTTTCCCGTGTGGCGGGAAATCGTGACGGGTGTCAGCCTGTGGCTGCGACTATGGGTGTTTTCTTTTGGTACGGAGAAAAAGGTTTATATCTAATACAGGATGAAAGCGTTATATATGTTTTTGAAAGACTGTACCCGTCGTTAACTTACGCTGTGGGTCAACCCGCGTTAACGTTAACCAACCCGCCTTCTCTAATGTGGTTCGATCAGAAACTGTGGCTTTCTGTAGACTACCAATCTGACGATAATCTAAGCGGATCTAATCAGATAGATCGCAGAAACACTTTCGTTTGGGACCCATCATTAGGTTCTTTAGGTGCGTGGGTGAGATACGACATTAACGCACGAAGCCTGTTGGCATACCGCCCCAGTGGTAGCACACACTTCCCGATAGGTGTCACGTCTAACATTACGACCATTTCTGCTTTCACTCGTATAAGCAAACTTGACGACGAAACAGCAGATGTAGACACTTATGACGCTTCTTTTAACGAAATAGAGTCTTTTTATCAAACAAGCTGGTTTCAAGGTAACCGCCCCACTTTTATTAAACGATGGGGTAAACCAAGAAACATTGTTTTATCAGACAACAACACCGTAATAGTGATGTGCGTTTACAAAGATTACAGTCTGGCAAGCTCAGATGTGTGCTATTCCAAGACTTTAACAGGTCCTGGTGCTGCCGCTACGTGGGTTAGTAACGATGGTTTAACAGGTGACGGCGTGTGGGACACGTCTGAGTGGGCTGCTATAGGCACAGAGGACATATATGGGTTCGCTAGATGGCCTACAGTTGGGACAGCGAAGGCTATTAGTTTGAGGTTTAGTGTTACCCCAACACCTTCAACGAGAGGCAAATGGGGTATGACTTCCATAATAGGCATGTACAGGACTAGGAGATTGCGTTAAATGGCGGCTTTAGCTGTAACAAACAACTTCACAGCAGGAACTTCTATCGTTGCTTCACAAATGAACACTAACTTCAGTGACGTTGTGACATGGGCAACAGGTTCACCTAATTTGTCTACATCAGGGTCTACTACGACTGTGAGTGGCATTTTGGCTGTTACTGAAGCTGCTACTTTTAGCACCACGTTGGGTGTGACTGGTTTGGCTACATTCTCTGATGACGTGTTTTTAGCAGGTTCTAACCAACGTCTTGTTTATGAAGGTTCTTCTGCTGACGCTCACGAAACTTTCATAGCGGCTACTAACGCTACTGCGGATCGTACAATAACGTTCCCTGATGCCACAGGAACTGTAGCCCTCACGTCTGATATCACTTCACCTACGTGGAATGATGTCAATAACATTCTTACTAACTCGGTTTTCAATTAAACACAAGGAAAGAACATTTCCGTAACAGGCACCACAACAGGCGCTTCTGTTACAGTTCACACTGCTGTGTCAGGCACAACTGATCTCGATGAGATATGGTTGTACGCTTGCAACACATCAGCAACAGCCCGTGTTCTTACCATCGAATACGGTGGGACTACAGATCAGGATGATCTGGTGGAACTTGAAATCGCTGCTGACTCAGGTTGGGTGCTGATATGCCCTGGTCTGCTTTTGCAAAATGGTCTTATTGTTAAGGCTTTTGCGGCAGCGGGGGATGTTATCAACATCAACGGGTTTGTTAATAGAATAGATAACTAAGAGGTCTTATAGTGTTTCGACAAGATAGGACTAACCCTAGCACTGCGGTTTCTACGTGGAAGGCTCGTAAGGATTTGCCGAAGGCTAATCCGTCTACGGCTGTTTCTGCGTGGATGAATGGCGGTTTGGCTGGTGGTAGTAGTCCAATTACTGCTTTCGGTGGAATTATTTCACAATACACTGACAGTGGCACAACATACCGTGTTCATAGTTTTAGAGGTAACGGTACGTTTGAAGTGATTACTGGTGCAGGTGAGGTTACTTATTTAATTGCTGGCGGTGGTGGAAGCGGTGGCGCTCCTACATCTAGTGCCGTTGGTGGTGGAGGCGGTGGAGGTGCTGTTGAAACTGGCACAAGCACCATATCGGCAGCAACTAATTACACCATCGTTGTCGGAGAGGGTGGCGACTCAGCAATAGACTCAACCAATGATGGTTTAGGAAATACTGGCGTTTCTTCATCTGCATTTGGTATTACTGCTGTTGGCGGTGGCGGTGGTGGTGGTTCTTCATCATCAGGTGCTAACAATAATGGTGGTAACGGTGCTTCAGGTGGCGGTGGCGGAATGTACACAGGTCAAACCGCTGGAACAGGTGGTTCTGCTACAGCAGGATACGCAGGTGGTAACGCTGCCGCAGGTTCAACTAATGCTCTTGGCGGCGGTGGCGGCGGTGTAGGTTCAGTAGGACAACTTGCGGGTACAACTACTACTACCTCTAGTGGACATGGTGGTAATGGAGAATATGGTTTGACTTATGATGCTTATGCTTACGCAAGTTATGGTGGTGGAGGTTCAGGGGGAGGCTACTCAGGTGGTCCTGCTGGTTGGGGTCGTTCACAAGGTTTCGGTGGTCGAGGACTGACTTACACTAGCGGCTCAGTTCAAAACTATGCTTTTAGCCCTACCTGTAACAGCGGTTTCGGTGGTGGTGGTGCAGGTTTGTCAACAACATATTCTGGCGGTGCGGCAGGCATCGTAATAATCAGATATGAGGTTGCCTGATGGGAACAACATATAATACTGACGTTCCAGCATATATTGTCGATAGTAACCTTACCGATGGTGAAGCGTGGGTGGCTTGTGCTACACATACTGAAACAGGATCAACTACGACTGATGTTACTCTTAGTTCTTCGACTGGTGCTAACAACTGGTCACAATATCAAGACCTTGTTTTAATTCTCTACAGTAGAACTAATCTAGCGGGTTCAGCACAGTCAACACCACAATTATATTACAACGGTAACACGACTGATACAGACTACACACGACAAGTAATGAGAACAAGTGGCAGTAGTACTAGCGCATACACTCAAAACAATTCTTATAT